ATAATTTTTGGAAACATATGCGTAGCGTAGCAGACCAAACTATTAAGTATGGATATTATAAATATACTGGCAGTTTATCAACGTCGTTATCAAAAGAATTCTTCAGTTGGTGTAGATTGCTGTACGAGATTCCCATTGAGATTAGAGGAAATTTGCCAAAGGATATCTGTTCTCTAAGAGATATGTTCTATAAATATAAAGAAACAGGAGTTGTGCTGAATAATGTGTAATGTGTGATTCAATAGTTTGATTTTTATGATAACAACTAATTTAGAAAATAGAAATAGGTTTTATTGGTAGAACTTAATTGTGAATAAAGGAGAGAATTTATGGAGCAAAAAAAATACATGAACATAGAGCGTTTAAAGCCAGTTTCGGTCGATAGTTTCGAAGTTGGGGATCACATAATCGTCCAAGAGAAAATTGACGGCGCTAATTTTTCTATCAGGTATGATTCGAGCGACGATACTATTAAGTCTTTTAGTAGAAAGAAAGTTTTGGATTTTAAAAATAACTTAAGGGGCGCATGGAATTGGTCTCAAACTTTGGATATTGAATTATTCAAATCTATAATGGGAGATAATTTGATTTTATTTATGGAGTGGTTGGTTCCGCACTCTGTTAAATATCCAGATGACAAATATAATCACGCATATTGTTATGATATTTATGATATTAAGAATGATTGTTATCTTAAGCAAGATGTCGTAAAGGAAGCGGTTAGAAAATTGGGACTTATTTATGTTCCAGTATTTTATGATGGTAAGTTTATTACGTGGGAAAACCTAAACGCTTTTGTCGGGAAAACCTATTTGGGTGGTAGTTATGGAGAGGGTGTAGTTGTGAAAAATATGACAAAACTAAATAATCCCAATAATAGGTTGCCATTTTATACAAAAATTGTATGCAAGCAGTTTGCGGAAACAAAAGAAGTTAAGCCCATAGATACGAAGAAGATTGCCTTAAGAGAGGAGTGCCAAAAACTTACATCTTCTATTGTTACTAAGGCTAGAGTTAATAAGCTTATTAATAAGATGGCTGACAACGGCATAATCACGGTTGACTGGAATGAGCATGACATGGGCACGATTGCCAAAAATTTAGGAAAAGAAGTTTATTATGATTGTAAAAAGGAAGAGCCGGACGTGGTCGAATTGGCTGGTGAAATGTTCGGAAAGCTCGCTTCTTCAACAGCTCTAAAAATCACAAGAGATATTTTATCTGAAAAGTTAAATGCAAATTTTTAAAGGAATAGGAGATGGGTCATGATTAGGATCTGGGATAGCAAGGATGAGCGGTGGTTGGGTGGTAATACTTATTTGACGCCTAACATGGATGTCGTGCGTAGTGTGCAAGCTCACAGACGAAGAGATGATATTGTAAAATTAAAATTGTCACCAAGCAGTAGTTTTATATTTCATATAGACATTGGATTATATGATAAGAATGGTATTCTGATTTTTGAAGGAGATATTGTCAAGAGCGAATTTGATGTTGTAGGCATCGTTACATATGCACCACAATTTTCATCATATGTTTTGCTTGATTACAAAGAAATGAAGTACTATACATTAGGTTTTAAAGTATGTAATGCTTCGGAAGTCATCGGGAATGTTATTGAAAACAAAAACTTACTACCAAATGATTATGGTGATCACGAGGTACCGAATGAACATATCGTAAAAGGGGGGTTGAAAAATTGAGAATCTACACAAGTTATTTTGCTAGGTTGAGCAAAATTGATGTCGATAAAGTGCCTATAGCTATTTGTGCAAAAGTTCCCACGTGGTACAGCGGACTGAACTATAAGAGACTAGCCCCATCGTATGATATATTAACGGAATTTAATGACACTCAAAATGAAAAAACATATAAAGAGAGATTTTATTCCGAGATATTAAGTAGACTGAATCGCAGTGAGGTATTTGACGATTTAGAGATGTTGTCCAGAGGAAAAGACGTTGTGTTGGTCGGCTATGAAAATCCGTCGAGTCCCCGCCACAGACACATAGCTTACGAGTGGTTAACCGGCGATAACATTATGAATGAGATTTAGGATGATGGAATGAGCAATCTAGATGGAAAATGATATCCAAGAAGTGTCTAAAAGTTTACTAGTGAAAAAAGGGTTGCTCCCTACACAAAAACCAGTTAACTTTTTGAATTCTTGGTATAGACATATACTGATAAATATGCCATAACAGTTGATCCTTATTGTGGCAGTGGAACAGTCACCATAGCATGTTTGAAAACCGAAAGGAAGTATATAGTCAATGATAAAGAGTTAAAATATGTAGATGTAACAAAAAATAGGATAGTGATTTTACGTTAAGGAGTTGTCTGGCTTAATAAAATAAATAAAATTAAAATTTTATTGGCGATTTGGTTCCCCTCTGAAATCAATTTTGCATATATTATTAGTAGTAAGGCAAAAAAGGAGGAAATGGAATAATGAATTTTATTAAAGCATTTAAGATACACTTTTCCAGGCTTTTATAAGAGACATTAGTATCATGATTTAAAACGAATACTTTTGTTGATTTTTAATGATAACAAATAATTTAGAAAATAAAAATAATTAAAGGAGAAGTCAGAGTGAAAAAAGAGGAAGAAAAGAGATTGCAGAGAAATGATTGGGTTAGCAATTTTAATCTAATTGGTAAGGTCTCCAAGATTAATGATTTTACATTTAAGATTGACAAGGAGGCAGAAAAATCTGATTGGGTTTATAATGCGCTAAGTCTCCCGCTTGATTGTGGCGAAAGGTATGGCGTCGTATATTCAGAGATGATGTCAGGGTACGGAAAGGAAAGAGATAATGTCATTTATGCCCACGGTAAAAAAGAAGACGGGAGCGATGATTTTAATAGAAGAATCACCGTCGATTGGGATGATAGGAATGATAAATCCGTATTAGAAGATATCGGAGATTTTTGTTTTGTCACGGTCGGTCTCGAAAAAGACGCCAAGGGTAGAACCTTATATAAAAAGTTTCTTTCACCCTATGATGCGACTGCGTATATTGAAAAACACCTCGAAGAAGGCATGGTGCTCAATGTAAAAGGCAATTTAAAGTACTCACTATATAACAATAGAGTTATTACAAAAAAAACAATTAATAGCATTGTATTGTCGAAAGTTGATGACTCATCTAAATACAAGGCAACATTCACTCAGTCCGTACTTTTACTAAAAGATAGTATTGGTGAAGAGGACAAAGAAAAGAGTGTCATTCAAATATGTGCAAAAGTCCTTGATTACATAAAGGAGATCAAAGGACAAGCACCGTTCGATATGACTTTTGAATACGAGGTTGATTTATCCAAAAAAGAACTTGTAAGAAAAATTAAGACGAAGTTATTTAAAGTGAGAAGGGGTATCACACAAATCAACTTTGAGGGCGATTTTATTGAGGGGGGGGCGACCATTACGGCGACAGAAGATGATATCCCCGAAGACATCAAAGTGTTGATTGAAATAGGTGCTTATACACTAGAGGAAGCGTTGGCAAAATGTAGTGAAAACGGGAATAAGGAACAGAGAATGGTATTAAGAAAACCCGTTATTAAAATGGTTGGCGAAGAGGGAGAGAAAGTTCCTGTAATACAGAAATTTGAAGAGCGGTATACTGAAGATGAATTGTTCGCCGTACTTAACGACGCAGAGTCCAAGGGGTTAGATGACGACGATAACGAAGATGATGAAACAAAATCGGAAGAGATAAAGTCTACAGAAGATGACATGGACTGGCTGAATAATCTAAAGTGACAAATGGTTAAGAATAAATAAAAAATAAAAACGAAGGAGTAGTGGGTTGAATTGAGAAAAGGGAAATACGGCAGGAAGAACAAGATAAAGTTAGATCCGTTGGCATACAACTTAATGTTGATTGGCGAAACAGGAATAGGAAAAACGACAATCATCAAAGAGTATTGTGAAAAGCTGGCGGGTGAGGATGGATATATGTTTCTTCAAATTGGTAAAGAGGATGGCGCAGACGCCATTCATGATATTGATTATGAAACTGTGGAGGATTGGGAGAAACTAGATGATGTTATTACGGATATTGTTGAAAATAAATCAACCGATTATTCAGACTTAAGGGTTGTCGTGTTCGACACATACGATGGACTCTTCGATATCGCCGAGCCAGAAGTAATTGCAATGAATAATAGGGAGAACCCCAAGAAAAGAACAAACAGTATAAATGGGGCGTTTGGTGGTTATCAGGCAGGTCAAAGCAAGGCGATCGAGATTGTCCTTGATATGATGTGGTCTCTAAAAAAAGTTGGAGTTTCGTTTATTGTAATAGGCCACACAAAAACAAAAGAACTCGACGACCCGATAAGTGGTATTTCTTATACGCAGCTAACAACAAATCTTTCACAAAAATACTTTAAGGCAATGAGTACAAAAGTGCATTTTTTAGGTGTTGCTGCTATAGACAGGGAAATCATAAAAGAGAAAACCGGTAAGAAGGATTTTGCCACTAAGCAAGAGTTGACTAGGGGTGTGGTAAAGGGTGCGATAAGAAAAATCAATTTTAGGGATGACAATTATGTCATTGATTCTAAGTCTCGCTTCTCTGAAATTGTAAATGAGATACCAATGGAAGTCGACGAATTGATCAAAGCTATTAAAGACGCAATTTTAGCTGAACATAATAAGTCGGGAAAATCAGTAGAAGAATCTAAAAAAGAGCAGGAAGCTGAAGAAGCTGCTAAATTTAAAAAAATTGCCGAAAATGAAAAGGCAAATAAATCTAAAAATGAGCTGGACAAGGTGATTGCCAAAATAACTAATTATATCCTAGAAAACAAGTCGGATATGAAAAAGATAAAGCCGATTTTAGACGAAACTAAAAAACTAGGATATGTTAATCCAACTGAAATTTCAGACATTGATGATGCGAAAGATGTTTTAGCGTTAATTTAATGAAAAGAGCCTACCACTTCGGATGAGGTGGTAGGGATAATAAAAGGGGGATTGATGTGGCGGCAGTAAAGACAACGAAAACAAAGATGAGTGAGCAAGAGAAATCAGAATGGCGAGAGCTTTATGAGTACGTCCGCTCAGATATTCTTTTATATGATGATAACCAAAGCTTATCTAAACAAATGGTCTTACGGCTAAAGGGCATGGCTAATGGAAAACTCATGGCTAATAATAAAACAGCTAATCTGGCTAATTATTCATATAAAATCATATTATTAACATTTAAGCTTTGTAAAGCTAAAATTTTATCCGCATTTAGTACCAAGTCATTTGAAAATGAAACACACAAGTTTAATTATGCATGTGCGATTGTAGACTCGGATATTAACGATGTTTATATGCGTGTAAAAAACGCAGAAAAATCAAAGGTAAAGATTGAGAAGATGAATACAGATGTTGTTATGCATGAGGGCGCAGGATATCAAAAAAAATCTGAGGAAACTGCAAAGTGCTTAAACAATTTGTGGTAAGAGGTGTAAGATGGCAAGTAAAAATACACCAGAGATCACTCCGTTTCAGAAGGAACAAATTGAAGCTGCCAAGGAGATAGTTGAATATAAAAAGATCTGCGAAGCCAATATAGTTTCTATTTTTTATAAAACACCAGATGAATTGTATAATACCAACCTTACTATAAATGATTTCTCAAATAATATATGGAAAGTCTATTTCCAGATCGCATTTGATATTATCATTCAAGAAAAGAAGAAATCTTTAGATGAGATTACAGTAGGGCTATACCTAGAAAAACATTCGAAATTGAAAACTAAATTTGTTGAATACGGAGGTTACGATACGATAGTAGCCGCAGGTGGATATGTA